GTGGGCATGGAAACGCTCCACTATACGGTCAAGTTTTTCTTCCAGCCGGTCAAAACGACGATTGACTTCGCTGGTCAACTCTTTCATATCGTTGCGTGGGACGTACTCTTTTGCAACTTCTGTCTTAAAGTCAGCCAACGATTCTTTCGTTGCTTTCGCAGAATTAAGCGCGTCTTTCAAAAACCACCCCACGATACCGAGCAGAAAATAAAGGGCGCCAACTAAAAAGCCTATAACGTCCATGATTAGCACTTCCATTTTTCTAAATAAGCAGCGAGCTGTTTTGCTTTCTCAGAACTATCTTGAACGTTCCCAGCGGCTAAATTACATCTCCCGCATAACAAATCACGTACTTCATTTGTAGTATGGTTATGATCCACACAAGGACGCTCTGTTTTAGTCCCATCCATTTTAAATTGATTCCCGCAACATGCGCACTTACCGCCTTGCGCTAAAATTTTTTCTGCAAACTGAGCCGCTGTAATGCCGTATTTCGCCGGTAAGTTATGCTTTCTAACATCTACTTGCATACACGCCCGACAGGCGTAGCTTAAACCGGATTTTTGGTTTTTAGCCTTATTAAACTCCGAAGGGGCTTTCCACACCCGGCATTTACTGCACCGGTAGTTGCCATCCTCATTGGGTTTTTTAGCTACTCTGCCCCAATCTCGTTTAACGTTCAACACGCCCATTTCCTCAAACTTTTGTTAATACGGCTGTTCGGGTCGTTCGCGGTTTTCGCGGAAGTGAGCTTCTTTTTCATCCCTTCCATTCTGGAACAGAAAGATTTTTTCCTTGCGCCGCCTTCCGGCTGAGGGGCTTTCAACCCCGGCTTCCCCGGATTCGCTGCGTTGTAGGAGGCGCGCCCTTTGGCGTTTAGACCACCCTTGGGATTCTTGCCTTCTTTCCTCGTCCATGCTGGTGATTTAGCCATAATATATTTGCGCCGTTACAGAAGGACCGCAACCAAAAAACAAACCACCGCTACAGTATATGCCTTGACCGGGGATTAACACAGACAAGCCAACCGTACTGAACGTGTCCAACTCCATGTAAATAGTGGGGTAGACAGTGACGTTACCAGACGTTGAAACTGAGTTGACCGTAGTAATACTAAAGCTATTGGCGTTGATGTACGTAATGTCGTACGCACCATCTCGGCTTGTGCCTGTCGTAAAGTCTACAAACACCCGCTGCCCATTAGTCAAGCCGTGGTTGTTAATAGTGATTGTGGCCGTTGTACCCGTCTGGCTGTATGTACCAGAAATCGCCGTAGCGGGAGCACAAGCAGCCACGTTACGCAGCGAAGACGTGCCCGACGTAACCACACAACCCTTAAGCCGTGTTGGGTAGGGCGTAACAACAACCCCAGAACTTTTTATGTATGCTGATCTAACGTCGGTTTGCATCATAGCGACAGCCCCTTATCCGTAGAAAATGGTTGTTGTCACAGATGCTGACGGAAGAAAAACATAAATACCGTTTTTAGCTACAACACCTTCGCCGGGAATAAACGTGTAAAAAGATGTGCCCGTGGAGCAATCCAATTCCGTCAACAGATCGGTGTATGCAGTCACTGTGCCGCTTGTAGTCAAAACGCCCGTAGTCACCGTAAAAGTGGTGGACGAAGGAACGGTCTGTACAAGGTACGTGTCAGCCACCAAAGAACCTGTGCCGGTAACTAACACAACGCGGCTTACGCCCGCAACAAGTCCTGCCGTAGAAGGTATGGTCACTGTACATACAGTCGTACCGGGGATGTTGTACGTACCCGCGAGTGGCAAATTATCAACAATACTGGTGTTGTAAGTTACCGAGGTGGATGGCGATACCACCACACCCTTCAATCGCGTGCGATACGGTACAGCCACCCCCGAAACGGTGTTGTGGTATGACTTAACGTCTGTTTGCATCATGATGATGCTCCTTTACTTAGACGTTCTGCTGACCAACCAGCGGATCAACCACGAAGTAAGTGATGTAGCCACCAACAGTACCAGCGCCCGAAGTGTCGATACGCGAAGTTACATACGCCATTTCGGTCGAAGCAGTCAGGGTCAGACCAGAAGTAATCACGCCAATCGAGGCTACAGACAGGTTGTTAGCAATTGCTGCCGGGGTCGAAGTGCCCGAAGTGTAGCCAGTCGTGCCAAGGTCAATAGAGCCAGTACCTACGTCGTTAAGCACAACGGACAGGACAACTGCGCCAGCGGGCAGGATCAGGTTGGGAGCGCCAGCAGCCGAAGAAACTTTGACATTGGCAGAACTGACAGTAGAAGCGTCAGTAATGTAGAACTGAGCAGCCATAACGCCGGAGCCACAATATGCGGTGCGAGTTTGATCGCCGCCGCCCGAACGCCAGATGCTTTGGGTAGTAGAAAGTGCCATTTGAATTTTTCCTCATGCGGTTAGGTACGTCGATCTGCATGAAGTCAGGCCGGGAGCCTGTTCGACGCACCGAGATAATTCCCGGATCGCTGTCTTTATAGCACACGCACAGAATAATGCAAACTTTTTTAGGCGTTGAGAGGCAAAAACGCAAGTAATGTAGAACTTTTTGGGCGTAATCAGGTAGAAATATAGGTGCGGTACAACCACGCAATGCCCACAAAAGACCTCGAAAAGAAGAAAGAAATTGCCAAGCGGCACTACAAAAAACACGCCGCTAAAATTAAGGCAAAGACAAAGGTCACCAAAGAAAAAGCCCGGCAGAAGTGGCGGGATTACAAAGCCACCCTAGCGTGTGTACGGTGTGGAGAAAACCATCCCGCAACCTTTGATTTTCACCATGTTGTACGGCTACCAGACAATAGAAAAGTTAACAGATTGTTAGCAAATAATAACTACAAAGCGGCACTAAAAGAAATCCAAGAGCGGTGTATTGTACTTTGCGCTAATTGCCACAGAAAATTACACCACGAAGAATTGCTGGAGAAAAAGAACAGAAAGAAAAAGGGGGCCGAAGCCCCCTCAGATCACCAAGCAGATGCGTCGTCTTCCGACTCGTCATCTTCCGACTCATCATACTCAACCCAGTCATCGGACTCTATGTCGAAGTAGTAAGTGATGCCTGTCTCTTCATCAACACACCAAGCAACACCATCTTCGTCAACTTCAGCCCAATCTTCAAGGTCGTCGTCAAAGTAGAACGTAGCATCCAGCTCTTCGTCGTAGTACCAAGCAGTACCATCTTCGTCGTACTCAACGCCTTCTTCGTCATCAACCAACTCAAAATTCAACAAATCAAAAATCTCATTAAAATCATAAGAAAACAAAACTGTTACATTCATGATAATCTCCGTAGTCAAAATAGCAACCCCACCACAGGCTGCAAAATTATCGTACAGGACGATTATTACAAATCAAAAACGGGGCTACATGCGCTCTAGCGCCTCATAAGCCTGTAATTGGCGGCGCAGTTTTGCTATCTCTTGGTCGCGCTCGTTTATTTTTTTCTGCAAACTTTCACACAGGCTGTATGTATCTTCAATTTTTTCAAACCGTTCTTTATGGTCGGCCAGCATTATTGCGTACAGACGCTCCGACGCTTCAATTTGCTTTTGTATGAAATTATCCATAAGTACCTACACTCCAGTAAAAAACGGGGCCGAAGCCCCGTTTAGTGATCAAAACTATTTGATCAAGCACCTGCGGAACCGAACATACCCAATGGGTCTGACCAGCCGAAGGAATAACGCTCACGAGCCTTGTAACGGACGTTGCCGGTATCAAAGTCGCCGTCCATCTTCGTATCCAGCGGAGCACGAATGAAGTGCTTCATGCCGTTTGGAACGTCGGTGGTCAAGAACCAAGCATTGGTGTCGGTCAGGAAGTGGTTAATTGTATAACCCTCTGGGATCGAACCGTTGTTCTTGAGTGCGTTGATGTCGTTGTCGTTGGTACCGACACGCAGGCTGGTTTCGAGCAGACGAGTTGCAACGAATTGCAGGCTCGGAGGCACGACCAGTTTACGTGGGCGGGCAGCGATCAGCAGACCACGTTCGTCAGTCCACGCAGCGATTTGAATCACAGCGTTTTCCAGCGAAGTTTCGTTCAAGTCAGCAGGAGTCGAAGGGACGTTGCTGTTGAAGCCGCCATTTACCAGTGGGTGCGAAGCGGAGAACAGAGGTACGCCATCGCCGCCATAGTACTGCTGCGAGTTGGTGAAGCCGTTGTTCAGGATTGCAGCCGCTTTGACCTGCTTGGTGTAGGCCATTGAACGAGCCAGAGCTTTGGTATAACGAGCCGACAGGCTGTCATACAGGTTATCCTCAATCGCTTCTTCAGTGACCGAAAAACCTTGAGCAATGGTTTCGTGGTTGTATCGAGCAGTCCAAGCTTCCTGTGCATTGTCGTACGCAATCGCAGAACCTTCGTTCTTGACTGGTGCGGCAGTAAAGCCAGACAGTTTGGTTTCTTCTTCGAATGAACGCTCGGAAGTCTCTGTTTCGTAGATTTCCTTGTGCTCTTCACCATAACGTGCGTACTCCAGACCAAACAAAGCGTTCAGGCCGGGGAGCAGTTCTTTAAGTAGTTGTGCGCGTGAAATTGCCATGATTTAGCTCCTTATGCCACGCCAACGGCGTTGTTGTATGAATGATAGCCAAAGTTGAATTTGACGATCAGTTCGGTGTAACCACTTGCGGTTGCAGTGTCAGGAACACCGTCAACGACTCGCATTGGCAGAGAAGAGCTAACAGCATTAGCAAACACACCAGTTCTAGAATTGCCCGCAACGGTATTAGGCGAGTTCAGGATCAGCGTGGCGTTATTGCCTACAACTGCCTGAGACACGGCGCTGATAACCAGACCAGTGGTATTGATTGTGTTACCAACCGAAGCCACTTTGTAAAGTTGATCGGGATCATCCGCAACGTACGCATACGCATCTGTTACACCAGACGCAAAACCGGGCCAGTACTGGCTGTAGGTCTTCTGCTTGGTCACAGGATTGGTATAAGTACAGCCAAGGAATACACCAACAACGCCAGCAACTGGCGAAGTATCAGTATCCAGAGTCGAGATGATGATTGTGCTGTTAGCTTGACTCAGTTGCACTACATCACCGTTATAAATTGGGGTGTTGTAGCTGATAT